AATATTGTTTTTACCGCTAGAGGAACACTCAAATGTCAGATATGTTAAAGGAAAAGTTTGGGGAGCTTGTTAAAGAGCAAGGCATTACTCTTAATGAGGGTGATCCTATGCCAACAGTTACAGCTGCTGTGATCCCCGCAACTGGTTCTGAACCTTCGAAAATCTCAGATGTTCAAACATCTAAGGCAGGTGGCGCTGATCCACAACCATCTGTACCTCCTTCTGTTGCCATCGGTCAGTCTGCTCCTACCGATCTAGGTGGAAGCACTACTACACCACATGAGCATGACGAAGATGGCGAAGAGAATCCAGGTGCTAAGGCATCTGCTCCTATTACCCCTATTTCCGGTGATGCCCAACAGGCTCATCAGAAAGATCCCGGCACCCCAAGAGGATCCATCGGCACTGAAGTTGCCTATGGAACCAGCACCGGTCCTGCTGTAACATATCCTATCAAGCCTGCTTTCGAGCACCTTGATGTATCCGCTGACATTGCTGCTCTTATCGAGGGCACTGAACTTTCTGAAGGATTTGCTGCTAAGGCAACTACTATCTTCGAAGCTGCTGTAAGAGTAAGACTAGAAGAAGAGTGGGCAAAACTTCAGGAAGAGCACGTCAAGGCACTCGAAGAGAAAGTTGGCGAAGTAAAAGCAGAACTTCAAGAAGAAGTAAAAGGTACTATTAAGTACGGTGTAAGTCAATGGTTAGAAGAGAACCAACTAGCAATCGATCGTGGTGTAAGAAACGAACTTACAACTGATTTCATTGCTGGACTTAAGAATCTCTTCCAAGAGCATTATATTAATATCCCCGAAGATAAAGAGGATATTGTAGAGGGTCTTGCTGAAACGAATCGTGAAATGGAAACCCGTCTCAATGAGCAAATTGAGCGTAATTTGAAAACTGTCGAAGAGAAGGCTCAACTCCAAAGAGAACTTGCTTTGTTTAAGTTGTCTGAAGGATTAGCTGATACACAAAAAGACAAGCTTGCTTCTTTAGCACAAGGACTCACTTTCGAATCTATCGAGAAGTATACCGAAGCAGTTAAGACTCTCCGTGAGTCGTATTTCCCTGCTGAAGGTGCTCCTCAGATTAGAGAAGAGACTAGCGAAGATGCTCCAGAGATGGCAGAAGCTCCAAAAGCTACAACCATCATGGATGCCTACGCTGCTGCTATCTCGAAGCTTAAGTAATTTATTATACTAAATAATCGTATACCAAACTAACAAAAAATTAGAGGTTAAAAATGTTCAACGCAACCCAACTTCAGGAGAAGTGGGCACCCGTCTTGAATCATGCTGATGCTCCTAGCATCGGCAACAACTACAAGAAGGCTGTTACCGCTATTATCCTAGAAAACCAAGAGAGAGCAATGAGATCCGGCGAAGCTGGAATGCTTTCTGAGGCTCCTCAAACTGTAGGTGCTATTGGTCCTAACGCCCTTTCTGGCGATGGTCTAAACACCAATACTGGTGGACTTGCTGGTTTCGATCCTATCATGATCAGCCTTGTTCGCCGTGCTATGCCTAACCTAATGGCATATGACATCTGTGGCGTTCAGCCTATGAGCGGTCCTACTGGACTAATCTTCGCCATGAAGAGCCACTATCAAGATTCCGGAAGCACAGGTGCTGGTCGTGACGGCCGTGAAGCTCTCGGACTCACCGAACCAGATACCAACTTCTCGTCCAACTCTGCTGGTCCTGGTGCTTACGATCCTGCTGCTGATCCCGTAGATCCTCTCGGTGATGCTTATCAGGGTGCTGGTGCCGATCCTACCGATGTTGCTTACGAGGTTGGTGGTGTCAACGCTGCCCAAGGTGGCGGACGTGGCATTGCCCGTGAAGATGCTGAACTACTAGGTTCTGGTGCTGGTCTCCTATTCAACGAGATGAGCTTCAGCATCGAGAAGACTGCTGTTACTGCTAGAACCAGAGCACTCCGTTCCGAGTACACCTTGGAACTCGCTCAGGACCTCAAGGCAGTTCACGGTCTTGATGCTGAGCAAGAACTCGCTAACATCCTTTCGAGCGAGATCCTTGCTGAAATCAACCGTGAGGTTGTCCGTAGAGTCTACAGCGTTGCTGAAGTCGGTGCTCGTAACAACGTAGCTCAGCAAGGTACTTTCGACCTTGACGTTGACTCCAACGGTCGTTGGTCTGTTGAGAAGTTCAAAGGACTTCTATTCCAGATCGAGCGTGATGCTAACGCTATTGCTCAGAAGACTCGTAGAGGCAAGGGTAACTTCCTCATCTGTTCTGCTGACGTTGCTTCTGCTCTCGCCATGGCAGGCGTACTTGACTACTCCTCCGGTCTAACCGGTGCTGGTGGTCCTTCCATCGGTGAAGTCGATGACACTGGTAACCTCGCTGTTGGTACTATCAACGGTAGAATCAAGGTCTTCGTTGATCCTTACTCTGCTAACCTAAGCGACAACCACTACTACGTAATGGGTTATAAGGGTACTAGCCCCTATGATGCTGGTCTCTTCTACTGCCCATATGTACCTCTCCAGATGCTCAGAAGCATCGATCCTGACACCTTCCAGCCTAAGATTGGATTCAAGACTCGTTACGGTATGGTTTCTAACCCATTCGTTCGTGTCGATCCTAACCTTCCTGGATCTGCTCCTGATGCCGAGCAGCTTACTGCTAACAGCAACCAGTATTACAGAAAGGTTCGTGTTACCAACCTCATGTGATATCGGTTTCGATTGTCAGACAGACCCCTTCGGGGGTCTTTTTTTATGCTTGACAGGATTTCACTTGTCCGTTATAATTGGCATGTAATTTGATTTGACAACCATGGATTTTTTCAAGATGACCGCTCACGAAATTAGTGAATCAGTTCCACTAAGTACAGGTGGATCTACAGCTCGTTATCCTTGGTATGAGTATAATGTTGGAGAATCTTTCTTTGTACCCCTGTCACAAGAAGAGCTTAAGAAAGGTAAATGTCGTCCTGCTCCACCCAAAGGAGTTAAAGAATCGGGACGTGTTTGGGAAACTAAAAGCATCTATAATGCCGTTAAAAAGCAGTATGGATACAAAGTTACCAGAATTGCTTGACTCCCTTCGGGGGGTCTTTTTTTATGCACATAAATAGTAGTAGCTTGGGAAGTTGACATGCCATCTAAGTGGTATCAGGAACAGTTACAGAATAGAAATCTACTAGCACCTATTGGGTTCCAATTAAAGTTGGAGATCTTTAGGGGTGTAGATTTCTTTTGCCAATCTGTAAACCTTCCTGATATCCAGATGCCTGTAACAGAAGTGCCTACTCGCTTCAGGGCTTATCCTGTAGTACCTGGAGGCGGAGTAACGTATGGAGATCTTTCAGTCAGGTTTTTAGTTGATGAGGAGATGGTTAACTATAAAGCAATCCATAACTGGATAAGAGATAATGGAAATGCTGATCAGATGGAAACGGGAGAAGACTACCCACAATATTCTAGTGCCCAACTACACATCCTATCTTCTAATTTCAACTATAATCATATCATTGATTACGAAAACATTTTCCCCTACTCCTTGACACAGATTGATTTTGATGCTAGTGATACTGGTGGAGATTACTTCATGGCAGCAGCGTCATTTAAATTCCAAAACTATACTATACGAGACAAAGACTTTAAACTATGAGCACTCTTGAAAAACTTCGTTCACGATTTGACCTTATTAAAACAGCATGGAAAGAAGATTCAAAAGTAGACTTTCAATTTAAGAATAAAGAGTATACAGAAGACTTAGGAAACCTAGCACTAAACATTCCTTATCTCCATAACAAATATCTAAATCATTACTCCGATCTATCTGAAGAAAAGATGGCATTGGAACTTAAGTTGAGATTTGTTATAAAGAAAAAGAGAGAATACTACAGCGGTGAAGCAGATGCTAAAGATTATGCTGAGAAACCATTCGGAACTAGCATCAAGACTGCTGAGAAGATGAAGACATATCTAGAAGCAGATGAAGATATCATCTCTCTAGAAGGAACAATTAAATACATCGAGGTTATCCTAAATTATCTCGATGGTGTTATGAGACAAATAACCAATAGAGGGTTTCAGATTAAATCCGCTATTGACTGGGAGAAATTTATTAACGGTGTTACATAATGGACAGGTTAGTTGTACAGAAGAAGAATGAGGTTTTCCTGACGATCCAGGCAGAACCTCATGTTCACCTTGAGTTATCAGATTATTTTACGTTTGAAGTTCCTGAAGCAAAGTTCTTAAAAAGAAATCCAAGATACAGGCATTGGGATGGAACTATTAGACTATATTCTCCTGCTTCTGGACAACTATATGTTGGGTTGTGGAATCAACTAAAAGAATGGTGTGACCAGAGAAAAAACTCAATAGAGATTGTAGATAACAACTGGTATGGTAGACCAGATGATACCAATGATTTTATATCTCCCCAGGGTGTAAAAGATTGGGTTGATAAGATCTCTAATATCAAAGCAAGAGACTATCAATACTACACCGTATACAAAGCACTAAAGCATAATCGTGGATTGTTTCTGTCTCCAACAGGATCTGGTAAGTCATTAATGATCTACTCTCTGGTTCGATACTATCATCAGGCAGGTAAGAAAACTCTCATTGTTGTACCTACTACATCATTGGTAGAGCAAATTACAAAAGACTTCCAAGACTATGGATGGGTGACAGATGACATCCATAAGATATATGGTGGTGCCGATAAGAACGTTGATAAACCTATCATTGTTTCTACGTGGCAGTCTATCTATAAGTTTCCAAAAAGATGGTTTGATGATATTGATTGTGTGATTGGTGATGAAGCTCATCTATTCAAATCAAAATCACTTACCAATATTATGGAGAAGTGTCACAATGCTGTGTATAGGTTTGGTTTTACTGGAACTCTAGATGGAACTAAGACACACAAGTGGACACTAGAAGGATTGTTTGGTGCTTGTGAAAAAGTGACTAAGACTGATGATCTAATCAAGAAAGGATATCTATCTAACTTACGGATCAAGGTAATGCTTCTTAAGCATGATCATATTGATTTCGAAGACTACCACGAAGAGATGGAGTACATTGTTACTCATCAAAGAAGGAATGCTATGATTACAGATCTAGTTAAAAATCTAGATGGTAATACTCTGGTGCTATTTAACTTTGTAGAGAAGCATGGTGAACCACTTTATGAGATGATAAATAGTTCTGTTGGTATGAATCGAAAAGTATTCTTTGTTAGCGGTTCTACTGATATTGAAGATAGAGAAGAAGTAAGAAGGTTAACTGAACAGGAGAATAACGCTGTTATCGTTGCTTCATACGGAACGTTCTCTACCGGAATTAACATCAAACGACTTCATAATATTATCTTTGCTTCCCCCTCTAAATCTAGGATTAGGAATCTACAGTCTATTGGTAGAGTATTACGTAAGGGAGAAGGTAAAGATGTTGCTACACTTTATGATATTGCTGATGATATCTCTTCTGAAAATAGAAAGAATTATACCCTCTTACATCTAAAGAAAAGAATCCAAATCTATAAAGAAGAGAATTTTAAATACGAAATACAAAAAATAGATTTAAGGTAAGAGTATGGAAGAAGAATTTTTCTCCACAGTAAAACTAACATCGGGTGAAGAAATAGTTGCTAAGGTATGTTTTCTAGAAGAAGAGAATAGTATCTTACTAGCTAACCCTATGTTAGTAGAACGTTTACAACAAAAAAGAAAAGGCAAAAAGGTTTCTGGTTTTGTTTTAAAAGAATGGATCAACTCCACTTATGATGATATGTTTGTTATCAAGATGGAACAAGTCATCACCATGACTGAACTAGATAAAAACATTCAAGAGTTTTATATCAATATTCTAGAGCATGGTAATGAAGATACTGTTGATATAAAACCAGAACGTTTCTCTCGTCGTATGGGATACCTAGGATCTGTAAAGGAAACTAAGTCATACCTAGAACAGATCTATAAGAACAGCTAAAAGCTAAGATTAACCTTCAACCCTTAACAGAGTCATTGTACTGAGTTTCTCAGGTCTTGTCAAGCCCTCTTGACAGGATCCTATGACATGTGTATAATGAATATCAAATAAGCAAAGAAGTAATGTCTAATGCCAAAAAAGAATCCAGAACACTATGTAAATAATCAAGACTTCTTAGAGGCACTCATTGTTTATAAAGAAAAGTGTAGACTAGCAGAAGAGCAAGGGAAGTCCCGCCCTGTTATCCCACGATATATTGGTGAGTGTTTTCTAAAGATTGCTAACAGATTATCATTCAAACCAAACTTTGTAAACTATACCTATAGAGATGATATGATCTCGGATGGTATTGAGAACTGTGTTCAGTATATCAACAACTTCAACCCAGAGAAATCAAAGAATCCCTTTGCTTATTTTACTCAGATTATCTACTACGCTTTTCTGAGAAGAATTCAAAAAGAAAACAAACAGCAAGAGATTAAGAATAAAATCCTTGAAAAGTCTGGTCATGAGTATGTGATGCACACAGACACATATGATGGTGATATGTCAGGCATGAACCAACAGTATTCTGATATGTCTAACATCAAAGAAAGTATTGAGACGAGGATGAACCGATGACAAAACCAAAACTAGAAGACTCTTTGGGTGGTACAATAGAAAAGAATGTCCCGGAAGATGCTGACTGGATTGATGATGCCTTTTACATTAAGAAAACTCGTTTTGGTCTTTATACAAGTATTCTAAAGAATCCTTACGGTGCTCACTTCATTACTGGTGCCACGTATGAAGGTGTGCTCAAGGTGTCTCGGTGGCATCTCATGTGTCTTCAGGACGGCACTTTACAAGACTATACCCGTGTGGTAAACTCTGGTGTAGTGGGAGGTAAGCTATGAAACCGACTGAGAATTACGAACAACTGCTTGAGCGTTTTAACAAACGAACTGAACAACTAGCTGATAGACTACTGGAACTTCAGGATGCTCATTATGAATATGAACGTATTGAAAGAGATCTGATTAGACTAGAAGGATCTCGTCAAGCAGTAGAATACCTAGCACACGGCAAACTACCAGGCGACGGCAACCACGACGGAATGAAGGATCACAACCCACAATGAAAATTGCACTCATTACAGACCAGCATCTTGACGGACGGAA